GTCAACCCCGGTTTCATCGCGAACTTCTTTGAGTAGAACATTCTCTTTCTTGGTGAGAATATCCTTCACTTCATTAGCTTTTTCCACATCCACCCTTACTCCACGGCGCCGCATCTCAAATACGATAGGCAAAAGGGAAAGCTCCATCTCCAATATTTCTGAGCATCCGTCATCCAACAGCTTCTTATGGAGGACATCCCATAATCCGAATGTCAGACGTGCATCTGTTTCCGCGTATAGAGCTACTCGTGCCGCCGGCAGCTTCCACATCTCTGCCTTGGCATCCACACCATGCTGGCCTGCGGCTCGCCTTAGATCTTGTTCCTGCTTGCGCTCTCCGAGATACGTGGCAGATAAGGCGTTAAGGGAATAGCTGAACCTGTTTTCATCCAGTAGCGGCGCCGCGATCATCGTGTCGAGTATGCGGCCTTTTATTTCTATTCCCTCCGTCAAAAGCCATCCAAGGTCGTACTGCGCATTATGGAAGACGACATCCATGCCATGCTTCAATTGATCCTTGATCCAACGGACGACCAAATCCTTGGCCATGTTGCCGCGGCCCCAGTGTCCGATAGGGAGATAGGAATGCCAATCCTGTGCGGCGACAGCAATGCCAATGAGTTCACCATCCCCCCTTGCCCAACCAGGGCCTAAAGTTTTTAGGTTGGTGTCTCGCGTTTCCACATCTATGGCTATGACCTTTTCAGAAGAAAGGTCTGGGAGAGAATCTGGCGGCGTCCAAATCGTCTCGTCAAATAAATCTTCCATATCTAGATATGTTTCCAAGTGTCGCGGTTTATTATCGCGCTGAGATTTCCCTTTGAGATTTTGTATTTTTCGCGGATGAAAGAATAACTTTTCCCGCTATTTTTCAGAGCCCTCATGTCCAAAACTTCTTCTGCCGTGAATTTGCGGTGGCCAGACATATGGCGACCATGACGCACCTTGTCCGCTGTGTTCTCTGCGGGCGTAGCCCAGCGCAAGTTGGTGTAGTGGTTGTTGATTGGATCACCGTCCCAATGGGCGCATTGGTGCGAGGGGGTTGGTTGTGGTCCAAGGAACGCGGCCAAAACCAAACGGTGAGCATAGAAGGTTACGCCTCTACCGTCGATATTAATTTTGTAGATTCGATATCCCCCCTTACCAATCCGGCCTTTCAGAATTTTCCCGGCCAACAGGTTGGATTTATTTTTCAATAGCCGGAGGTCGCCACATTCAGACACCTCGTAATCCGGAATAATTGATCCCCGCCACTCCATTCCTTATGTCCTATTCCTATGAGCTACGAGCAATGCCCATAGTGCCATGTAGGCCGCGCCGTCGATGCAATCGTCCTCGTTGAACTCACCAACCTCGTCTCTGGCGACTTTCAGAAGTGCCATGCACAAAGCCACTTTGTCAGCGGTTACCGGTCCGTTTTTAAGTACGGGCGTCCACAGTTCCGCCACACGCTCATGCAGATCCACAAAGTTGCCATGAGACTTTGCTCTGGGTCCGTTGAGGAGATTTCCTATTGTCTTCAGTAAAGAATCTATTGTCATACACCGCACATACCTTCGCAATCTTCATTAAACAGATCGCCTTGGCCCAATTCTCTAAGTGTTCGCAAATCCACCTCTTCGAGAGGCTTTTTTGAATGATGCATAAACTGCTTTTCTTCTCTGATGTCGCGTATTGCCCTATCAACTTCAATGGCATCTTTCCAGCTTGTCTTATCGCGTTGCGTATCGCGCCAATGCGCATCGCCTTTTAAAGGACATCCTATGCAGGCGGATTTCACTAAACCAGGGTGCTTTGGGTATTCTCGATCAAACCACTGATGGCAATCGTTTCTGTTCATTTCTTTATCTATCAACGGCCAAATGTTTTTCATGTATTTGACCTGAGACTCTTTCATTCGCCAAACTTCATCGAGACTAATGCCTAACCACATCTTGATCATGCCAGCGGCTAACTCCCGTCCATGGGTCACGCCTGCAAGTTCTTTAACTTTGTCACGAATGGGGTTGAGCTTGAAAACTTTCGTACATTGCCGACGCCCGATTCCCTTAGAGGTGTGCCAAGGGATATCGCTGTAACCCGGCTTCAAAACCTTTTCACGGATACTTCCAGCCGTTACTCTGTACACAGGAAATGGAAGCTGGGACTCTAGCCAATCTAGGTGCTCATATACAGCTTCTGGTTCCCATTGCGTGTCGGCAAATATCGCGCAGTCAGGCATTGGCGTTATCTGACCTTTAGCTGACATCAACGCCATAACGGAACTTTGAACACCAGCACCAAGACTGAGTATGTTCATTTTTGGTTTATCTATTGTCATAAGTCGTAATACTGATTTGTCATAGGCGCCATAACATGGAGTTCTTTCTTTGCCCGTGTGACCGCGACATAAAACACCCTATGCTCCACACTGCCTCCTCTCTTCAACTTTCCAGCCGCCGCATAAGAGAGATCAGGAACAACTAGTATATTGTCACACTCGCCGCCCTTCATGCCGTGGATCGTACTGAGATTTATACGGGGATGCTTTACATTTTCACCGCGCTTGAGAGCGTTAAGAACATATGTCTTGGTTTCAAGATCAATCTTATCCAAAGCCTCATGCCACCTCAATTCTTTATCCCGTAGCAACCCCAGCGTACCCATAGCTTCATCCATCGTGATCAGATCATCCTCAGTCAACGCTTGAAGGTTCTTGGACCGTGGTCCATAGCCCTTCTCGTAAGCGTTGTTCATATAGGAATAGACATTCCGGATTTGCGACCCAGAGAGGGATTCCCCCCTCGTCCACGACTCCCAATCCATCATCGCATCGTAGGTCTTGGGCGCAATGCTGGGATGACCTTTTCGACTATATACAAAACCTTCATCCCGCAGCATCTTGGCATATGACGATACCAGCCGGTTGGTTCGAGCCATGATCGTCCAGTTTCCAGAGTGTAGAGGAACATCGAATATATTTTGATGCCACTGGATACGGCCTTCTTGGTCTGTGGGATGCCAGACTTTTGGTTCCCGGCCCTCGATCCTACGGACTATGGTCTGCGCTTCCTTCCATATCAATCGAGGTACTCTGTAGGATTGGTGCAGAACTATCTTATTAGGCGATGCGTTCTGGAACGCTTGCACATCCGCACCCTGAAAATCCATGATGGCTTGATCGTCATCCCCAACAAAAACCACGATTCTTGGTTGTTTCTGTAAGATATTAACCATCTCCCATTGCAGGGTGGAGAGATCCTGGGCCTCGTCAACGAACAGAGCATCAATGTCCAAGGGCATTGCGCGTTCTACGAACTGCTCAATCATGTCCGTAAAGTCTATCTTGTGTCTGACGCGCTTGAAATCCTCATAGGCGTTTACGAGACGCTTGAGTACAGACCACGACATGTCAGGGTGAGCGTGTTTTGCAAAAGTTTCCTCAAGCGATAGCCTCTTATTGCGCGCCAGATAATAAACGCCGAGAAGCTGATCCCCTTCCGCCAAACCTACTTGATCAAAATCGCTCTCTGCCCTGTTGCTCTTGCTCTTCCCAAATATAAGACCAATTTGGTCCCCTATCTCTTTTAGATCACTTGATCGAATAACATCCTTGGTCGTAAACCCTCCTTCCCGAAACGCTATGGAGTGAAGCGTTTGGAAATTAGTGAGGGAGTCTTCCTCTATCCCCCAGTCCCTGCACACACGTTGCCGGCTTTCCGCTGCGGCTTTCCGGGTAAACGACACGCAAGCAATGCGCTCTGGAGGAATTCCGTCCTCGATACAGTTTCGTACCAGGTTGGAGACGGTTTGCGTTTTACCGCAGCCGGGTGGTCCCATGTATGTTGTGGTTTCAGTCAGAACGGAACATCCTCTGGCTCGAAAGTAACGCCAGGAAGTTCCACATCCCCGCGTTTCATCTCTGGAACAAACCACACTCGGATAGCTATTTGTTTACCCTGATCATCCATGAACGAATACCTCTTGTCGGATATCTTGCCACTGTTCAGTTCCTTGAGCCGCTCCGTTATCTGTCCGCGTGTATAGACCAAAAAATTACTGCGTTTCAAAAACTCCTGTAGGGCGCCGAGTTTGAAATACGTAATGCCGTCCTCTGTCCAAGGCTTGCCCGTGATCAACTCCTCCGGGCTGTGCGCTTGGAATCTTCCCGCACAGAATTGTTCCAGTAGTTCCAAGAACTGTCCCTTCTGTGTTAACTCCTCCGGGACCGAAATGCGTGTGGCATTGCTCAGTATGGCATCTATAAGGTCGCGCCAATCCGCGTCCTTCATTTTTGGCGGCATCTTGTATATCTGCTCCATGCACGCACGTTGAAACTCTACTTGCATCTGTAGCTGCTTGGTTGATAACTCCAAGCGTATTCCATCCACATCCACAAACCACACAGGCGGCTCAGACTCCACTACAGTCAATCCGCTCAACGTAGGAGCCTGATAGTAGTTGCCGATACCGTATTTTCTCGTCTTGCAAAGCGATTTGTTACAGTGGGAATGCAAGGGTTCTTGCTTGCAAGTGTAGTAGTAATCTTTCTTCTCAAGTTGATCCTGTATTGCGACAACTTCTTTGGCGGGCAGTGACGGTGAGCAGTATTCTTGGTTATGCTTCTCAAGAAGATGCTTCCAGTTCTCTGGGTCCGCGAGCCTGTAATAAATTCCTACGTTCAAAAGCGTGGTGTTTCTGCCGCCCTCTGGAATACCCAATTCTGTCATTTGCTGTAGACAAGGTGGCCCGTGTGGAAGAACTGTCTCCTCGCCTCCAATAGAGACAGAGGAAAGATCTTTGGCAGATATCCTTGCACTTTCCGCCTTATCTAAAAACTCATCAAGGCTCAGACTGCCGTTGTTCTCCGACAGTGCATAACGTGTCGTGTATTCGCCGAAGTACGGTAAATTAATAAAGCTGCCGACATCCCCCCGATCTGCGAGGAGTATTTCTTGCTTAGGGAATATCTCGCACGTACCCCAACCAAGCGCCGCTGCAAATTCCGACAGTTTATCGCGCATCTCCGATGCCGCGATCTTCTCAGACATGAACAGGAATAAATGAGCGCCGCCTGATTTGGACCGGCATGTAATAAGGGGAAGTTTCAGTCTAATTACTTTGGAATAAAGAGCCGCAAGGTCTAAATCATAATCATCAATATCGAGGACTCCAAACGAACACATGCTCGTTTGGTCGATAGGAATAGACCCTATGCTGCGCCTGCCGTCGAGGTGCTCACGCACAACCTCTGCGGTCAGCGGCTCATGGATATATGTTCCCTTCGCCTCTTGTTTGCCATTCTGGCGCCGTTGCGCCAGCAGAAATGTTTGCCCGTACACTCCTGTATGACCTTCAAAAAGATCAAAGAAACGCTTCTCTTGCGTACCCATAGCAAAGGAATCCCCCGCATTACACGAGGGATCGATCCTTTTCTAGAACGGTATGCTGTCGTCAGGATCTGGAGTGACGATCAATTGCTCAGGAGGAGGCGCAATCCTCAATTCTCCACGGCCAATCGTGCCATACATCTCCTTGGCTTCTGTGTAGACCTCCATTGATGGAACCGGCCCTTCGAGAGATATCGACCATGAATGCCATGATCCTCGGTCATTGTCTTCCTCAACCGACTTCAGACGATACATATTAGCAAAGCTGGGTAATGTCGCACCGTTATGCTTCTGCATCGTCATCATGCTCAACCAAAGACGGGACTTTTTCAGTTGCGTCTTCTTCATGTCCAGCATCGCGCTTTCCAGAGATCCATCCTCATGCACGATTTTTACATAATGCATGGCCGTCCGAACCAGTTCGTTACCATTCTCTAGGATTTCCATGCCGACATCCTTGTCCCGCACGGCCTTGCGCACTTCTTCAGAGGCGGCAGCTAACTCCCGAACGAAACCTCCACCTTGGGATCTCGGAACCCATTCATTCAACTTATGTTGGAAATGTACTGGGATGACAACCACTCCCTTATCCCCGACCCAGTACTGCTTGGTGACCGTGTTGAAGATATCCCCCTGAGATGCGCCTTCTATGAAAAGAAGCGGCTCCTTTTTCTTCAACTGAGGAGATAATGCTTGAATGATTCGGAGGAAGGGAATCTGAACGTCAGATTGAGTAACGTCCTCAAACCCGGCCCCGCTGTCTTCGGCAAACGCCTTCTCTAGTACTCCATTTGTTTTAGCCATCGTTCATGATCCTTTCGTGATCTTTGCTTTCGTTCCAAGGTACGCGTTAAACATTTCAAGATCGATCTTCTGAGAGTTCTCTACTCGTTCATGTATCAATTTTCTTAGGGTCGACGGTTCCACCCACGTCTTAGATGTGGTCTGGTATCCCTGCTCATCCAAGTCAGCTTGAAGCGACTTCGCGATATTATGCTGGGTCACACCAAATCTTATTACAACATCGTTCTTGATAAAATCAGAACACCCGATATCCGACAGATGCTGTAAGGCCGCTGCCTTTTGCAGTGGATCTTTTGGCATCGTTCCAGATACAAAAGTAGATAGGCTAATTTTATTGCCATCCACTTCTACCTTATCGAGTCCGATCTCCCGCATTTGACTAGGTATCAAATCAAACAAATACCTATCGCGACTTTTCTTCAACTCACTGAGATGGGACTCAAAACCGGAAATTTCCTTATTAATCCCATTTACGGTACGGATCAGGCCAGAGAGTTCTGTCCCAGCTTCCTTGGTCAATCCATCAAAGGCCGATGCATCAGCGGTTATTTCTTTCCAAACATCACTCATCAACGTACTCCCTCGTCAGGTTTCAAATTCTCCAATTCCGCCGCGTATCGTAATCTGGACAGGATAATAGGTTTTCTCTCTCTTATCCCATTTCAGAAGATTGACACGTCCAGAGTTGGACTCCGCAGCTATTGCGAAGGCTATGCCTATAATGGCCGGATCTCCCAACGCCAACAGCCAATCCTCATCATCGTAATGACGAAGCTTGCGCCGCAACTGGGAAACAATGCGCCCAGGATTCAAATGAACCTGGTCAAAGGGAGATGTGAGAGGATCAAGATGGCCCCAATCTCTCGCCGAGAGGGTATCTACTTTGGGGTTCTCTTGTGTGATAAAGACGGTGCCGGCCACTCGCTTTCTCCTTTCTCTCTGAAGTTATAAAGCAGATGATTTCCCATTGCAATATATTTTTCATGGGATATACTCGCCCCGTGGTTCATGGCCTTGAAGAGGTATAGTGCTGGAAATCGAGGCCACGCAATCGATAAGTTGTCTCAACTGCGGCGAGAGGTGGAACATCCCGAAAGGAGATGCCGAAGAGGACGACTTCCTAAACTGTTGTCCTAATTGCACCCCCGAGGCTTGGGATGCAGATCCCTCCAATAACCAAGGAACTGCCTAATGTCTAACTGGATCCCCATCGCCCGCTGCGAACGCCCACCAATGCGTGACCAAGACCACCGGATAATATGGGAACAATTGAGCAATTTAACCTTACCGAAGATTGAAGATTTGCACCAAAAACACCACTTGCTCGTCGCTTCCCGGTTTGAGGAAGACCACAGAATTCTAGTGGGGGCGCCCCTGGCGACAGATCTCGTAATCAGGCCGCTTAAGAGAGAAGCGTCATAAAATATCAATTCAAGACCACGCCATACCAGCACCAGGAAGACGCTCTCGAAGCTTCCTGGGACAAGAGGGTGTGGGCTTATTTCATGGAGATGGGTACAGGCAAAAGTAAAGTCTGCATCGACAATGTCGCATTGCTCTATGAGCGAAAAGAAATAGATGCTTTTGTGATCGTGGCGCCCAAAGGCGTTTACAGAAATTGGGCGCGTCTGGAAATACCAGCCCATATGCCAGATCGTGTCAAATATGACCTGGTTGTATGGACACCCTCTCCAACAAAGAAGCACAAGCAAGAGCTGCTTGAAATACTGGAACCATCCGAAAGCCTAAAAATATTCATTATGAATGTCGAAGCGCTTTCGACATCGAAAGGCCGACGCTTCCTCACCACCTTCTTGGATCATTCAAGAGCTCTCTTGACCGTGGATGAATCGACAGCAATAAAATCTCCCAAGGCGCGCCGTACTAAAGCTTTGATCAACCTGGCGCCGCTTGCGAAGTACAGACGCATCCTGACAGGGTTTCCAGTAACCCAAAGCCCCATGGATCTCTGGGCGCAATGCCGGTTTCTCGATAAGACACTTCTTGGAGATTGCGGCGACAATTTCTTCCAGTTTCAATACCGCTACGCGATCATGAAGAAGCGCGATGTCGGCTCGCACTCCTTCAATCAGATCGTCGGATATCGAAATCTAGAACAGCTATCCACTATGCTTAAAGACTTCTCCAGCCGCGTCATGAAAGAGGAGTGCTTGGATTTGCCGGCGAAAATATATACGCGAAGAGATGTGGCATTAACCCATGATCAAGCAAGAATATATGCGGAACTCAAAGAATTCGCCCTAGCTCAGATTGGCGAGCACGACTTCATGACCACTCCCAATGTCATGACCCAGTTGTTGCGGATGCAGCAAGTCCTATCAGGTCACACCAAAACAGACAGTGGGGAATTCATTGAGATAGACGATAACAGGCTTACAGAACTGATATCCTGTCTCGAGGAAGTCGAAGGCAAAGTCATTATCTGGTCACGCTTCCGGTATGACGTAAAGCGAATTGCAGTCGCTCTTGCCAAGGAATACGGTCCACGGTCCACGGTCACTTATTTCGGCGACACGTCGGATGATGAAAGAACCAGCGCCATAGAACAGTTCCAAGAAGGCGATGCCAGGTTCTTCGTCGGCAATCCACAGACAGGCGGCTATGGCATCACGCTAACGGCAGCCCAAACCGTGATCTATTTCGCCAACAGCTTCGACCTGGCTGTTCGTATGCAGTCCGAAGACCGGGCGCATCGGATCGGCCAAGCGAACCACGTTACGTACATCGATCTAATCGCAGAGAACACGATTGACGAAAGAATTGTGAAGGCTCTGCGAAGCAAGATGGATATTGCCAGCGTGGTCATGGGGGAAGAATTGAGGGAATGGCTTAAATGAGCGGCTGGCGACAAAAGAAGCCTACCTGGAATAACATCTATCACCGGCAACAAAGAATGCAGAAATGGATTTCCCAGCATGGCCGACCGTGTGAGGTTAACGAAGAAGCCCAAAAAGAGGAATGGTTATCTCAAAACAAGATAACCATCTGCCCGCCTTTCGGGCACAAATCTAAAGGAGATTAAAATGCCGGACATAAAAAAGTACAAATCGGTTGCCGTTCCTATACCCACTTGGGAAAAGCTTGGGGATATGGCTAAGAAAAACCACCGCTCGCCGGCGCAGCAAATAGCATTCCTAGTGGATGCCGCAGTTGCTATTGGCAAAGCAGATGCAGATGTGTTGGCCATGTACGCTAGGGCTAAAACCGATGAGTGAGAAGGATTTACACCTACTCTATAACAAACTCACAGAAATCACTCAATCTAAGGAATATGAAATTTCTGACGTGGCTAGAACCATCGCTGTTTTCCGCGTGGCGATTGAATACGGCGTTACTACGATGGGTTTTCCTGTCTTGACTTATCTTGTGGCTAAACTGTTAACTGTGGCACTGGGAATAATGGCAGGGGATGAGTCAGCAACCTACGAAGATATCCTAGATGACTTCGAGGAAGAAGATCAGTTGAAACATTGACGTGTATAAAACTAAAAACCCATTGGGCCGATATTTTAATGGCCATACGGAAAGAGGCCGGCTTATCGCGCCCACAACTTTCCATGATGTCCGGTATTGGAACCAGTACAATTGAAAATTATGAGCGCAAAAAGATCGCAGAACCCTCAATCTACAAAGTAGAGTGTTTGCTACAATCGATGGGTTATGAGCTCGACGCTATTAAAGACTCGGATTCCTGAGTCACGTCTTTCCCACAGTTGCATATCCACTTCATATCATCTCCCTTTATCACCATGTCCGCGAAACATGATTCAGGGTTTACGGTCTGATCGCACCATCGGCATGTGGGAGTTGTTCCCCCTGACCATACTTGCTCCTGTGCCATCTTCTATATGACCCTCTACCCTTCTTAGGGCGCACTTTCCGTTGGTGGAACAACCGATTGGCTAAGGCCGTCGCTGCCGGCGATCTCCTTTTTAACATTTTCCATCTCCGCAATCGCTCGGGCGATAATTGACTTGGCGCCCTCTTCCCGGCCCGTGTCCAGGCTATGAACTAATTGATCCACTGGAACACCATACTGAAGTGCTAATGACAACACCACAGAGGCATCATCAAGTAGCATCTCCATGTCGCTGCCTATCCTCGATCCCTTGATGAACACCTCTCGAAGGGCGCCGTTTCGCGGATCCCAGCCAAAAGAGACGTGATATTCATCGCCCATCAAGCGTGTCACCGACAATCGTCTATCCGGAAGCTTTTGTCTCATCTCTTATATTCTTTTTGTAATTCCCTGTAAGATATGGCCTTCAACATGTACATCTGATCCCACAAAGGCATCGGTGATCGGTTGAACAATCTTTGACACGCTTCAATCAACTCCTCCATCAACATGTGTTGGGAGTGGGTTAGGTCTCTTGAATACAATACCCTCGTAAACTCATACATTATCCATTCCAACGCTTACGCCATATATAATTATCCAGCTTAACTATCACACCCTCAATCCACTGTATAAGAGAACTGTGCCAGAACCAATGGCTATACCTCTTCGTCATTTTCAAGCGCCTTAATCGCATTCCCTATTTCTTGCGCGATCTGCGGGATGATCGAGTTTCCCAAGGCACGGAGTTGAGGTACTCGGTTGGGTAACCCATCAACCACGCGACCCACTGGGGGTTCAACTTTCCACCAGACTTCGGGTCTGTCACCACTTGCTGCAAGCCCTTCTGAACTACACGCCCCGTCTTCTTGTCGTAAAACCTTTGATTGGCGTGTGTCGGCGGATTGCCGTCCTTGTCCACTATCTCTAGATTTTTCCATCCTGGTTCTTGGACGCTCGGCGTCGGATAGAGAACCGCCGTGTTCAAGGGAAGGCTGTTCCTCTTGTGCTGACTTGGACCGCCGTTGTTGCTCGCATCCTGTTTCGTCGGTGTCGGCCACAACTCCACCTCCGTCTCCAAACGCCGCTTCGGATTCCCTTGTGCAACCTCCTTGGCCGATGGACCGTTGGCCATCGATACTCGCGGTGTCGGCCACAACTTTACTGCATCGCACGAATTGGTTTGATGGCCTTTGTCCATTCTCGCTTTTATCTTTTCGGGATCCTGATAGCCGCCCCCGCCCGTCTCCCTCGCGCTCGGCGTCGGCCACATCTTTACCCATCTGTCCAAACTCACCGACTTGTTTGTCTCGTAATTGAGTTTGCCCGTGCTTGGGGTCTTGTTGGTGTTCTGCCGCTCGATGTGATCCTGACTCGTCGGCGTCGGAACCATGTGATGAGGTTTCGCTCCACCCAAACCCCAACTGCCCTTGTCTCGTGTCACCATCGAAGGCGCCATCTGGTTCGCCTTGGCTGTCGGCGTGTGCAATAATCCAGAGCCGTTGGCGGATGTGCGGGGCGCCAACCGCGCAAGCTGGAATATTAAACGTCCTTGTGGCGTAGCCTTCGCTCTCCAAGTCAGAGAGTACTTCGTCCAAGCCCAGCTTGATGATTCCAGCAACATTTTCTCCAATAACCCAAGTGGGCCGACATTCCCTGATAAGTCTAAACATTTCCGGCCAGAGATGTCTGGGGTCGTCTTGGGCGCGCTGCTTTCCTGCGTGGCTGAACGGCTGACAGGGGAATCCCCCAACAATGACATCTGGGCTGGGGTCTGGGAGATCGGATCTCTGGACATTTTTTATATCTCCTAGCACAGGGACTTCGGACCAATGGTGCCGCAGCACAGCTTGGCAATACGGTTCGTTCTCCACGAAGCATGTTGTGCGAAAGAAACCAGTGGCTTCGAGTCCCCGCGCAAAGCCACCAATCCCCGCAAAAAGATCAAGAGTAGTCAGCATCTACGTCAGCACGCCGACGATTAGACTACTCAATAGCATCAATGCAAGATATTCCAAAATACCCATGTCAGTTGGATCTCTCTGGTATCGTGGTTCGCTCAATCCCCTTGGATCTCTCGCCAACGATGGTTCGCTCATTCTGGTTGGATCTCTCGGGTAACGTGGTTCGCTCTCCGGAGGTGGATCTCTCGGGTAACCTGGTTCTCTCAGGGTCGATGAATCTCTCAAGTTTTTTGGTTCGATCTCGCTCTGTGGATCTCTCGCCAACGATGGTTCGCTCGTTCTTATTGGATCTCTCAGGCGTGTTGGTTCGCTCTTGAGTCATGGATCTCTCATACAGCCTGGTTCGCTCGGAACTCGTGGATCTCTCGCTGACTATGGTTCGCTCTTTTGTCATGAATCTCTCGGTCTACTTGGTTCTCTCCCGTACGCTGGATCTCTCTGGTATCCTGGTTCGCTCATCCAATATGGATCTCTCTCGTCCTTTGTGGTTCGCTCGCGCTGATTGGATCTCTCTACTGAACTGGTTCGCTCCCAGACAATGGATCTCTCAGCGCATCTGGTTTCGCTCTTGTCATGTGGATCTCTCGGATGCCCTGGTTCGCTCTCGCTGGCTGGATCTCTCGTTCCCAGTGGTTCGCTCACGAGGCATGGATCTCTCCCTTGACGTGGTTCGCTCGTAGATTTTGGATCTCTCCATCCACTTGGTTCGCTCTGTGAACGTGGATCTCTCACATTAAGTGGTTCGCTCTTGTCTGGTGGATCTCTCAGCCAAGTTGGTTCGCTCACCCCGAATGGATCTCTCCAGCTATTTGGTTCGCTCAGCGCATGTGGATCTCTACCAATTAGGCTCGATCTTGTGAACATGCTCCTTGTCTGCAAACTCAAACACATAAGGCACTGGCGCCTTCTTGCCGAACTCAACCTCATACCAAACCTGGTGCAAATGAGATAAAAA